GGTTGTTAAAAAAACAGGAGAGGCAGAAGTTCAGGTAACTAAAATGACTCAAGAAGCTAAGGAAGCTATAATATCAGGGGCATTAGGCAATATAGCTAACGCACTAGGACAAAGCAGTAAAGCAGGGAAAGGGATAGCAATAGCACAAGCATTAATGGATACTTATGCAGGTGCAAACAAAGCACTTGCTCAGGGTGGTATTTTTGGCGCTATTTCAGCCGCAGGTATTGTTGCCGCAGGTCTTGCAAATGTTGCTAGAATTAAATCCACTAAACCTGAAGGTGGTGGTGGTGTTCCTGACACAAGTGTTCCTGACACAAGTGTTCCTGAACCAACGGGTGGTATTAGTGGAGTAATACCTAACTTAGAAAATATAACAGGAACAGCAACAGGAGAACCACAACCTGTTCAAGCGTTTGTAGTTGAAACTGATATTTCTAACGCACAAGCGTTGCAAGAAGAACTAGATATACAATCCACATTATAAACAAAATTAAGAACTTTATATTTATAAATGATATGGCTAAAAAGAAAAAACTAATAGAACTAATAATAGACGAGGCGGCAGAACACTTTGGTGTTGACGCTATCTCTGTTGTTAAATTCCCTGCGATCGAAGAGAATTTCGTTTTCTTCAATAATGACTTTTTATCACTTGCTAAAATAGATGAAGAGCAAAAACAATTAATTGGCGCTGTCCTTATTCCAGACAAAAAGATTCCAAGATTAGACAAAGAAACTAATGAGGAATATGAAGTGTTCTTTACTAAAGAAACTATAAGACAAGCACAGAAGCTATTTATGTTGAATCTAAGGAACAATAATCACACCTTAGAACACAAAGAGCCTGTAGAGGGATTAACTGTCGTAGAATCATGGATTAAAGAAAATAACAAATACGACAAATCAAATATGTATGGCTTTAAAAATATGCCTGTCGGAACTTGGTTTGTTCAAGTAAGTGCTGAAAACAATCCTGACATTTGGGAAAAGATAAAGAACAAAGAAGTTAGAGGATTCAGTATTGAAGGTTACTTTACAGACAAACTAATTGAGGCATCTAAAAGAGTTGATATATTAGACGAAGTATGTGAAGATTGTCCTGATGAAGTAATGATGAGTAGAATTAAAGAAGTGATTTTAGCTAATGAGCTAAGACCTGTAGGAAGTTTAGATGGTGAACCATTGTTCAGAACAAAAGATGAAGCTGATTTATATGCTGAAATGTTTAAAGGTTGTTCTGGTAGTCATGCGCATAGTGTTGATGGTGTTAAATTATTTATGCCTTGTGTTGACCACGCTTCTGCTACTATGAGAGAGGAACACGCTGAAACAGGAAAAAAGAAACGAAAGAGAAAATACAAAATGCTAGAATATGTTGCTTATGCGAAACGTAAAGCAATGTTAAAGTATTCTTGGGATGATTGTATGCGTGACCAAATGAAAGAATATGGTAATAAAGAAACAGCGGCAAAAGTCTGTGCTGCTATCAAAAACAGGACAGTCAGACGATAAAGAAATAAACAATACTAACCCTTTTATATATATTAATGTTATGGGAACTCTCGAAAAAATTTTAAATATCTTGAAAATGAAAAATGAACCTAAATCTTATGGCGTTAAATTCTACGCTGAAATGAAATTAGACGATAGTCGTATTGTTGCTACAGAAGATGAGCAATTTATGATTGGGTCTAAAGTATTTGCTGTTTCTGACGATGGAAATGCGGAAGCATTACAAGCAGGAAGCTATACAATGGAAAATGGAAATAAATTAACAATCGGAGAAAATTCTGAAATTCTTGACTTAGGTGAAGAAAAAGAAGCGGAAGATGTAGAAGCATCTGAAGAAGAAATGTCTGAAGAAGTTGAGTCTAAAGAAGAATTAGCTGAAGATGATGAGGCTGACGTTGAAGATTGGGCAGGAATGGAAAAACGGATTAAAAACTTAGAAGATGCCGTGGCTGATTTAAAAGCCGACAAAGTAGAAGCATCTGCTGAGTTGTCTGAAGAAGAAGAAGATAAAACAGAAATGTCTCAAGAGGTTATGGGGGAACTTATGACACAAGTTGAAGAACTAAAAAGTAAAATAGTTGAATTAAGTGGCGAACCTGCTACGGAAGGTATTAATTACAATCCTGAAGGTTCTAATTTTAACTCAACTGTTGATTTAAAGAAACTGTCTGTAAGTGAAAGGACAGCATATTACATTAATAATAAAAACTAAAAAAAATGGCGAATAAAATTCAATTATCTAAAAAGCGTGAATTTGATATAACTATCACAGGTGATACTTATGCAGGTGTACACGCTCTGCCTTATGTTACTGCTGCCTTGAGAAGTCCTGACACAGTTGCAAAAGGATATGTTAGAACCTTAGATGGTTTAACAAAAAGTGCAGTTATCAATAACATTGCTTCAAGCAATCCTATTGTAGCAGCAGCTTGTGCATTCTCAAGTGAGGATAGTGTATCAAGCACAGAACAAGTATTAACGCTTACCGACTTAAAAGTAAACGAGGAAATATGCCGTGGCACAGTATTCCCAACGTGGTTAGGCCAGGGTATGGACAGAAATGGTAACTTACCAAATGAATTTTCTGATTTCTTATTAAAGGTTGTTGCAGCAAAAGCAGCAGCTCAATTAGAGATAGGAATATGGCAAGGAAGTTCACCTTTCGGAACAGGGTTTTTATCTGATGATGGAAATCAAGATGAAGCAGGTGCTGATGCAAGTGCATTAAAAGATTTTACAGAAGTAGATTTTGCAGATGCTTTAGCTGCTGCAGATATTCTTACTGATATAGCTTCTGTTTATAATGCAGCAGCTTCTGATATTTCAGGTATTCTTACTAAACCTGGTGCTGGTTTCTATATGAATAATAAAACTTATGGTTTCTATATTCAAGCACTAGCTGCTGCAGGAACAAATGGTGGTCAAACATCTGGGTTTGGATTTGACAACAATGCAGATAATATCACTTACTTCGGTTATCCAATTTACAGATGCCCTGGAATGTTTAACGATACTATCGTATTTACTTATCCTGAGAACTTAGTATTTGGAACTAACCTAGCAACGGATTGGACTGAAGCGAGATTGATACCAACGTATGAATACGATGGAAGCGACAACGTAAGAGTTACTATGAACTTTGCGGTTGGCGTACAAACTGCAGTTGCGACAGATGGTGTTTACGGAAGCACAGTTTGGACTTAATAGAAACTTTAAATGGGTAGTTGAAATATACTACCCTTTTATTAACTTTTTAATAAATAATAATTATGGCTTGTGATATTACAAGAGGACGTTTAATTGACTGCAAGGACAGTATCGGTGGGTTGAAAGCTATCTATATATGTCAAGCATATAATAACAACATTGAGCAAGTGGCGACTATTGCCAATACTGAAATGACTGCAGCAAGTTTTGCTACTTGGTCAGCGCAAACAGCAGCTAAAACTATAGTATTTAAATATGATTTAGTACCTAATTTATCTAGTATGACTATAACTGCAAATTCTGATAATGCTAATGGAACAACATTTTTTACTCAAGCATTATCTATAACTCTACAAAAGATTGACCACGATATGACCAATGAATTAAGATTAATGGCATATTCAAGAAGTCAAATCTTTGTTCAAGATGCTTTAGATAATGTGTTCTTATTAGGTTTAATCAATGGTTGTTATGTAACAGGTGGTACTGTTATAACAGGTGCTGCTAAAGGCGATTTAACAGGATATACAATAGAATGGGGTGCTGAAGAAAAGAACGCCCTAATTCAGTTACCTGCATCATCAGGACCTACTACTACCAAGTGGCCGTTTGATGGGTTAGGTGTAAGTGAGGTAGCTGATTTAACTATTACTGTAGGAACTTAATCGTTACTCTACTTTATCAATTAAAGGCACTTATTGTGCCTTTTTTTGTTTATAAAAAAACAATTAACTAACTTTTATATTTATAATAAAACACTATGGCGTATAAACTTAAAAAAG